GCAGCAAGGAGCCGAGTCAGAGCAGGAGGCAGAGCCAGAGACAGAGCAAGAGTCAGAGCCAGAGCCAGAGCCAGAGCCAGAGCCAGAGCCAGAGCCAGAGCCAGCAAAAGGTAAAAACAAAAAAGGCTGAACACCATGCTGCTGACGCTCGAAGAAATTAAACAGCAGTGCCGTCTTGATAGCGACTTCACGGAAGAGGATCGGCTGCTTGAGCTTTTTGCGCTGGCAGCCGAGGCAAAGGCGGTGACTTACCTCAATCGTAATCTGTATAAAACGGTGGCAGATGTTGCGCCTCTTGATACGGACGGCATGGTCATCACCGAAGATATCCGGCTAGCACTGCTGATGCTGGTCAGTCACTGGTATGAGCACCGCAGCTCAGTGTCAGAGCTGGAAATGACGGAGACGCCGCAGGCGTTTGAGTTCCTGCTGTATTCACGGCGTCTGCCGGTGTCGGGGTATTAGCATGCAGCGACGCTCATCAAATACCAGTGCTGTTTACACGCTGCCCGATCCCGGTGAGCTGAATAAGCGTATTCACCTGCGCCAGCGCATCGACCAGGCCGCAGCGGATTACGGCATAGAGCCGGTCTATCAGAATGAAAAGGACGTCTGGGCGAAGGTCCGGCAGGTAGGTGCTACCACCTATCATGAATCCGTTCAGGCTGATGACACCATAAGCCACTACATGACCATCCGTTATCGACGGGGCATCACTTCAGATTTTGAGGTGGTTCACGGCGGTTATGTATATCGCGTTAAGCGCCTGCGCGACCTCAACTCAGCCGGTCGTTACCTGCTGCTGGAGTGCGAGGAGTTGAGGGCTGTGGACAGAGACGGAGAGATTTATGGCTAAGCCGCTTCTGCACGTTGATTTTCAGCAGCCCAAAGACCTCGTTTTTAACCGGGCAAAAATGCGCCGCGCCTTCATTCAGATTGGTCAGGTTCACATGCGTGATGCCAGGCGTCTGGTCATGCGTCGTGGCCGTTCTGCTCCGGGCGAGTATCCGGGATTCAGAACCGGCAGGCTGGCGCGGTCCATCGGCTATTACGTTCCCCGCGCATCAAAAAGCCGTCCGGGCCTGATGGTGCGCATAGCGCCAAACCAGAAGCGGGGCGAGGGCAACCGCCTTATTGAGGGTGACTTTTACCCCGCGTTCCTGTTCTACGGCATCAAGCGTGGCGCTAAGCGCAAAAAGAGTCACCACAAAGGCAAGTCCGGCGGTAATGGCTGGCGCGTTGCCCCGCGTAAAAACTATATGACCGAGGTGCTGGAGGCGCGCAAAACATGGACGCGCTATGTGCTGACCCGTGCGCTGCGTACCTCCCTGCGTCCTGAAAGGAAAATGAAATGAAACTATCGCTGGTGATCGCCGCACTCCGGGCGCGATGTCCGATGTTCGCGGGTAACGTAGCCGGGGCGGCTGAATTTAAAGCCATTCCCGAAACCGGCAAAATGCGGCTGCCGGCGGCGTATGTTGTGCCGACAGAAGACGTCACCGCTGAGCAGAAGTCCCTGACCGACTACTGGCAGAACGTGACTGAAGGCTTTGCGGTGGTGGTAGTGCTGGATAATACGCGCGACGAGCGCGGTCAGGCAGCAGGGTATGACGCCGTACATGATGTCCGGCAGCAAATCTGGAAGGCGCTGCTGGGCTGGGAACCTGACGCCGACGCTGGACCGGTGGCGTATTCCGGCGGGCAGCTTCTGGACATGGACCGGGGCCGACTCTACTACCAGTTTGAATTCATGCTGACGCGGGAAATCACTGAAGAGGACACGCGCCAGCAGGATGACCTTGACGCCCTGGATGAATTGAAAACGGTCGAAATCGACGTTGACTATATCGATCCGGGTAACGGGCCTGACGGCATCATTGAGCACCACACCAAAATCAACCTCAGCGAGTAAATCATGCAACTCAGACCCAAACGCGGGCGGTCAGTCCCTGACCCTGTCCGGGGCGATCTGCTGCCTTCAGAAGGCCGGAACGTCGAAGAGAGCAGCTACTGGCACCGCCGCATTGCGGATGGTGATGTCGAAGAAGTCAGTGCGGAAGAAGAAAAGCCCGCAGCTGACGCCAAGAAAAAGGGCGGTGAATAATGTCAGTCTCGTTCCCCAATATTCCGTCAGACCTCCGCGTGCCGTTGTTCTGGGCGGAGATGGACAACAGCGAAGCGAACACCACACAAGATAGCGGCCCATCGCTGCTGATTGGCTTTGCTTCTGCCGACAGCTCCATCGTTAAAAATAAGCTCACCATCATGCCGTCAGCGGCACTGGCGGGTAAGGTTGCAGGTCGTGGCAGCCAGTTAGCCCGTATGGTGGCGCGCTATCGTGCCGTCGATCCATTTGGTGAGCTGTGGGTTATCGCGGTAACTGAGCCTGATGGCGAGACCGCCAAAGGGACCGTGACGCTAACCGGCAACGCACAGGCTTCAGGTTCGCTGAGCCTTTATATTGGCGCGGTACGCGTTCAGGCCGCTGTGGTAACCGGCGATGCCCCTGCAGCAGTGGCCGCCACACTTGCAGCCGCAATTAACGCTAATGCAGACCTGCCCGTGACAGCAGCGGCAGCAGCTGGTGTGGTGACGCTCACTGCCCGCCACAAGGGGCTTACCGGCAACAGCATTCCTCTGGCGCTGAACTACTACGGCACCGTGGGGAGCGAAACTACGCCTGACGGGGTTAACGCTGTGATTGAAGCGATGGCGGGCGGGGCGGGTTCACCGTCACTGGCTGCAACCGTAGCCGCGATGGGCGATGAGCCGTTTGACTTCATCGGCACGCCGTTCAGTGATTCCGCCTCGCTAGCGACGCTGGCGCTGGAAATGAACGATTCGTCCGGGCGCTGGGGCTATGCACGACAGCTTTACGGTCACGTCTACACCGCAAAAATCGGCACGCTCTCCGACCTGGTGGCCTTCGGCGACACCATGAACAACCAGCATATTACCGTTGCCGGTTATGAGTCTGCTGTTCAGACAGCAGCAGATGAGCTGGTCGCGCTGCGTACCGCGCGTAACGCGGTATTTATCCGCAATGACCCGGCCCGACCGACTCAGACCGGTGAGCTGAACGGCGCATTACCGGCACCGGCAGGCAGCCGTTTTACCCTGACTGAGCAACAGTCGCTGCTGAAGCACGGTATTGCCACGGCCTACGCTGAGAGCGGCGTGCTGCGCATTCAGCGCGATATTACCACCTATCAGAAAAACGCCTATGGCGTGGCGGACAATAGCTACCTGGACAGTGAAACACTACATACCAGCGCCTACGTTATCCGTCAGCTTAAAAGCATCATCACCAGTAAGTACCCGCGCCACAAGCTGGCCAATGACGGTACGCGCTTCGGTCCGGGTCAGGCCATTGTGACGCCTGCAGTGCTAAAGGGTGAGATGTGCGCCAGTTATCGCACCATGGAACGGGCGGGGATCGTGGAGAACTTTGACCTCTTCAAGCAGCACCTGGTGGTTGATCGCAACGTCAGCGACCCTACCCGCGTAGATGTGCTTTTCCCGCCGGATTACGTCAACCAGTTGCGCGTGTTTGCGCTGCTTAATCAATTCCGTCTGCAATACAGCGAGGAGACCGCGTAATGGCAAAGATTGCGGGTACAGCATACGTCAAGGTGGACGGCCAGCAGCTGTCGCTGACCGGCGGCATTGAGGTGCCGATGAACACCAAAGTGCGTGATGACGTGATCGGTCTGGCCGGTGATGTTGATTACAAAGAGACGCACCGCGCGCCTTACGTCAAAGGTACTTTTAAAGTACCGAAGGCATTTCCGGTTACCAAACTGATGGATTCCGATCAGATGACCATCACCGCCGAACTGGCTAACGGCATGGTTTACGTGCTGTCTGAAGCGTTCCAGTTCGGTGAAGCCAACCACAATGCGGAAGAGGGTACGGTTGACCTCGAATTCCACGGTTCAGAAGGATTCTATCAGTGAGTGAACTTCAGCTTTCAAAACCTATTACGGCACACGGCGAAACTATCCATGTACTGGAGCTGCGTGAGCCAACGGGCAAGGATGTCCGTGAGTTGGGCTATCCCTATCAGATGAATCAGGATGAGTCCGTAAAGCTGCTGGCTCATGTGGTGGCTAAATACATTAGCCAACTGGGCGGTATTCCTCCCAGCTCGGTTGATGATATGTCGCCATCAGACCTTAATGCTGCTGGCTGGGTAGTTGCCGGTTTTTTCCTTCAGGCCTGACAGCTAAAGAGCTGCTTAATCTGTACTTCGATTGCGCCAGTTACTGGCGCATAAATCCTCTGGAAGTCCTGAGCGAGGACTTAAAAAGCCTGCAATTACTTATCGACCAGGCGAACCGGATAGAACGGGAGCGAAAAGCCAATGGCTGAATTTGAACTGAAGGCGCTTATCACTGGCGTTGACAGGCTTTCACCTGCACTTGGCCGTATGCAAAAGAACCTGCGCCGGTTCCGTAAAGACGCAGAGGAGGCGGGTAAGGGTGGTATGGCTATGGCAGGCGGTCTTGCTGCCGGGCTAACAGGTTCGCTGGTTGCTTTTGCCAAACAGGAAGACGCTGCCACTGGCTTAAAGGTTGCCATGATGGATGCCAGCGGCGCAGTCGGTTCGGACTTCGAAAAGATCAATAAGCTGGCTATAGGCCTCGGCAATAAACTGCCGGGCACCACTGCTGACTTTCAGAACATGATGCAGATGCTTGTCAGGCAGGGTATTCCGGCCCAAAACATTCTAAGTGGTGTTGGCGAAGCTTCTGCTTATCTGGCAGTTCAGCTCAAGAAAACGCCCGAAGCGGCTGCAGAGTTTGCTGCAAAAATGCAGGATGCTACCGGCACAGCTTCAGAAGATATGATGGGATTATTCGATACGATCCAAAAAGCTTTTTACTTGGGCGTCGATGATACCAACATGCTCTCTTTCTTTTCTAAGACCAGCTCCATTCTAAAAATGGTCAGTAAAGATGGCCTGACTGCAGCCCGCGCCCTCGCACCAATTTCGGTGATGATGGATCAGATGGGGATGGAAGGTGAGGCTTCCGGTAACGCCCTCCGAAAAGTATTCCAGGCGGGCTTTGATGGCAAAAAGATGAAGGCGGCTAATAAGCTTCTAAGCCGAAAAGGTATTCAGTTAGACTTTACCGATGGCAAGGGTGAGTTCGGCGGCCTTGATAATCTTTTCAAGCAACTGAACAAGCTGCATTCATTAACAACCAAACAAAAAACGACCATCATTAAGCAAATATTCGGTGATGACGCTGAAACACTCCAGGTGCTGAATGCTCTTATTGATAAAGGGAAAGGCGGCTATGACCAGATTCAGGAAAAAATGGTTAAGCAGGCAGACCTTAATAAGCGCGTAAATGCTCAACTAAGCACGCTATCCAACGTCTGGGAATCAATGACCGGCACGGCTGTGAATGGCCTGGCAGCTATCGGCGGCGCTTTTTCAGGAGATGCGAAAAAGCTGGTCGGCTGGCTGGGGGATATGTCCGAGCGATTTACTGAGTTTGCTGACAAAAACCCAAAAGTGATTCGCGGTGCATTTGGGATCGCCGCGGGATTTGTAGGCGTTAAGCTCGCATTATTAGGCGTAAACTTTGCGCTTGGCATCCTTGGCAGAGGGCTGAAGCTATCCCCGATGGGTATATTTCTCCGCCTGGCCGCGCTTGGGATCGGGTTGCTTATTTCTAATTGGGATAAGTTCGGCCCGGTAGTTGAGAGAGTCTGGACAAAAATAGATGGCCTGGCAGGTGCGCTTGGGGGGATGAATGCGATCATTACGGGAATAGGTGGATTGATGGCAGGTGCGTTTACGCTTCAGGTTATTGGCTCACTAACGACCGCAACAACCAAGGCTGGTGGCCTGCTTGCCATTTTGAGCAAAATAAGCAAACTAAGCGCCCTCACAGTGTCGATAGCTGTAGCTCTTTATATGTTCCAAAAGTTGGAAGAAATCTCTGATGCGGCAACCCAGAAGGATGGCACTGAATCATTCTGGGAGTCACTTAAGAAGAGGTGGAATGCTGGCGGGTGGTATAACAACCAGAAAAATTTAGATGCTGGCAGTATGAAGCTGCCCGCTAAAATCCCGTCCGCGCCATCTGAAGTAGTTACTAAAAATGGCGAATCGAGGCCGTTCTGGGAGTCAATCAAGGATGAATGGGGTGCTGGAGACTGGTTTAAAATCCAAAGGCAGAATTCAACAAACAATCCGCAAATGGCAAACCAGAATCTTTCCTTACCGCCACTTATTAAGGAGCCAACCAGACAGGGCGAGCTCAAAGTCAGCTTTGAGGATGCTCCTCCTGGAATGCGTGTAACTCCCGTGGGTGGTAATCTTCCATGGCTAGATCTTGATGTGGGGTATAATCGTTTTTCAAACCCGTAATTTAAGGAAGAATTAGATGCGACTGGTTGCAATATTAGCGGTTATCTTTTTTAGTGAGCTGGTATCTGCCAGTGAATGCTATCCAGTTTTTAACGAAAAGGATTTCATTTCCGCTATTGGGAAACAGCCTGAGAATATGCAGGTTTTTAAAGATGGCGGGACACTAAGGCACCAGTATTCATTTAGGAAGGAATCGATAGGCGAAGAGGCGTTTAACGATGAAAGTAAGGGTGATGATGAGCCTCAATTCTACATCACCGTTTATGATCCGCCTTGCCCTGAAAGGATAATTATTCATTTCTACGCTAACGAAGATAAGTCGATGAATCAGATTAACGTTGCGCTGGCCGGTAAAGCTTTTGAATACCTTGCCGGGACAAGCTCTACAATCTTCTTCAATAAGATTGAGAAGTTGAAAGGCGTTCAGAGATTTGATTCCCATGACGAAAAAGCAGATTCTGTCTTCGTAAAAATAGGCGACTCATACTCTATACAGATACACATCAAATAAAACCTGACCCGCTGCGGCGGGTTTTTTATTGCCCGGAGTTAGTCAATGAACTGGATAGACAATCTGCAGGACGCCTCGCTGCGGGGCGTCCCGTTCAAGGTCGAAGAAGATGAAGCCACCTTTGGCCGTCGTGTGCAGGTGCATGAGTACCCGAATCGCGACAAGCCATGGGCGGAAGATTTAGGACGGGCAACGCGGCGCTTTAGCGTTCAGGCGTATCTGATTGGTGATGACTTCTTTGAGCAGCGTAACCGACTGATTGAGGCCATCGAGAAGCCGGGAGCCTGCACACTGGTGCATCCGTTCTACGGCGAAATGACGATTACCGTTGATGACGCAGTGCGTATCAGCCATTCACTGAGTGAAGGCCGCATGTGCCGCGTCAGCTTTAGCTTTATTGAAGCGGGCGAACTTTCATTCCCGACCGCAGGGCTGGCAACGGGCCAGAAACTTACCTCTTCAGTCTCATTCCTGGACGATGCCATTTCATCTGCGTTCGGTGCTTTTGGCATGGATGGGCTGCCGGACTTCCTGCAGGACGGCGTTCTGGATGAAGCGACAGACATGTTCAGCAATGTTACCAGCGCATTTCAGTATGTTGATTCAGGTGTCAGCGCGGCATCACGCCTGCTGCAGGGTGACCTGTCGGTGCTGCTCAGGCCGCCGTCCAGTGGAATGAGTTTTGTTAATCGCCTGCAGACCATGTGGCGGGCAGGTTCACGGCTCACCGGTAACGCATCTGACCTGATGGCAATGATTAAGGGGCTGACCGGCGTCACGGTCGATTCTGGTCTTGCCCCGCGCGGTGTGTGGAACACCGACAGTAAAACGGCTCAGGCGCAGACTATCCAGCGCAATTACGTGGCGCAGGCGGTGCGTACCACGGCGATCAGCGAAGCCGCGGCTGCGGTCACTAACCTTCCGCAGCCAGCAAACCGAACAGTTACACGCCAGCAGGACCCGCTGCAGCCGGTCAGGGTTTCGCATCCGGCGGTAAGCAATATTCAGCCGGCATCAGGCGACACATCCTTAGCGTCAGTATCTTCTTCAGCTAGGGCGGCCATGGTCGCGGCATCAGAAACTTCGCAATCTTCCGTGACGACTGCTTCTGCTTCCGCCGGAGTCACATCCTCAACTGACAGTGGCACCGTTATCTTATGGGATGACCTGTCTAAGGTGCGCGATAGCCTTAACGAGGCCATTGACCTTGAGATGGAGCGTGTTTCAGATGACGGGCTCTATCAGGCACTGGTTACTGTGCGCACGGACGTCAACCGAGATATCTCAGCACGACTGGAGCAGGTGGATCGGATGACGGAACGGACACCCTCGCAGGTTATGCCCGCGCTGGTGCTGGCCGCCGACTGGTACGACTCAGCCTCCCGCGCCGGTGATATTACCGTGCGTAACGGCATCCGCCATCCCGGTTTTGTGCCGGTTCAGTCACTGAGGGTACCGGTTAGATGAATAACACCGTAATTCTTCGCGTTAACGGGCAGGAGTGGGGCGGCTGGACCTCAGTGCGGATCGCTGCAGGAATTGAACGTATCGCCCGTGACTTTACCGTTGAGATCACTCGCAGCTGGCCCGGCGACACCGACCAGGCGAATCGCAGCAACCGGATTAAAAACGGTGACCTTGTGGAAGTCCTGATTGGCACCGATAAGGTGCTGACTGGCTACGTTGAGGCGACGCCGGTCCGGTATGACGCCCGCAGCATCAGCGTGGGAATATCCGGTCGCAGTAAAACAGCTGATCTCATCGACTGCTCGGCCATGCCGTCACAGTATGCCGGGCGTTCACTGGCGCAGGTGGCCACTGAGCTGGCTAAACCTTTCAGCATCACGGTTGTGGATGCAGGTGGCGCGTCAGGTGCGCTTCAGGGTGTTCAGGCAGACCAGGGCGAAACGGTCATGGATGTGCTCAACAAAATGCTCGGACTGCAGCAGGCGCTGGCGTATGACAATGCGCTGGGCAATCTGGTTATCGGCGGCATCGGCAGCCAGCAGGCGCATACCGCGCTGGTTCTGGGTGAAAACATTCTTTCCTGCGACACGGAAAAGAGCATCCGGGACCGGTTCAGCGACTATCAGGTGTCCGGTCAGCGCAAGGGTAATGACGATGACTTTGGCGAGGCCACCACTACGGCCATTCGGTCAAAGACCATTGATGGCGGACTGAAGCGATACCGCCCGATGATTATCCGCCAGACCGGGAATGCCACCACAGCAACCTGCAGCGCACGCGTGGAGTTTGAGATGCGTCAGCGTGCTGCGCGAACCGATGAGGTGACCTACACCGTGCAGGGCTGGCGGCAGGGTGACGGTTCTCTCTGGCTGCCTAACCTGCAGGTGATCGTCTTTGATCCCGTCCTGGGTTTTAACAACCGCCAGATGGTGATCGCCGAGGTGACCTATCAGCAGGATGAGAACGGCACCATAACTGAAATCCGCGTTGGGCCGCCCGACGCTTATCTCCCTGAACCAGCTAAACCCGGCAAGCGTAAGAAAAAGAAAGAAGAGGATGATTTCTGATGGCTAACCCGATTTCAGGTATGGGCCGTGCGCTGTCAAACCTGCTGGCGCGGGCAGTCGTTCGCGGTCTGAACACGGCCACAAAGTGCCAGATGCTGCAGGTTGAAATGGCGGGAGGCGAGGGCAAAAGCGACATTGAGCATATGGAACCATACGGATTTACGGCAGCGCCGCTCATCGGGGCTGAGGCTGTGGCCGCTTACTTTGACGGCGACCGGTCACATGGCGTGGTGCTGGTCGTCTCTGATCGGCGTTACCGCATCAAAGGTCTTGAGACTGGAGAGGTAGCAGTTTATGACGATCTGGGCCAGTCAGTCACTCTGACCCGCGCAGGCATCGTCGTCAACGGTGCAGGCAAGCCAATCACGTTCACCAATGCGACAAAGGCCCGGTTTGAAATGGACATCGAGGCGACCGGCGAGATCAAAGATAAATGTGACTCTTCCGGCCTGACCATGTCAGCCATGCGTACGGCCTACAACGGTCATACGCATAAAGAGAACGGCTCAGGTGGCGGCACTACCGACGCGACAACCCAGAAAATGGGGGAGCCATGATTATTGTGATTAACGGCGTTCAACGTGATGTTACTTGGCCTCCCGATCCTCTGACGCGCGCCGTCATTATTTCACTGTTCTCCTGGCGAAAGGCTGAGCCTGACGACAGCCCGGAACAGGATAACGGCTGGTGGGGTGACAGCTTCCCGACCGTGCAAAACGACCGGATTGGCTCCCGCCTTTACCTTCTCAGCCGACAAAAACTCACCAATAAAACGCCGCTCAAAGCGCGCGAATATATCAGCCAGGCGCTTCAGTGGCTGGTGGATGACGGCATAGCGGTAAGGGTGGACGTGAAGGCTGAGCGGATCGGGATCACAACGCTCAGCGCCTCAATAGTTATCAGCCAGAAAGACGGTAACCGCACGGCATTTTCCTTTGACGATTTATGGAGTGAACTTAATGGCTGACAGTGGATTTAACCGCCCGACACTCCCTCAGTTAATCACCACCGTCCGCAACGATATCCTGACCCGACTGGCTGCAGATTCAACGCTTGCGGCTCTGCGTCGTACCGATGCCGAAGTTTATGGACGCGTGCAGGCGGCGGCGGTGCATACCGTGTATGGCTACATTGACTATCTGGCACGCAATCTTCTACCGGACCTTGCGGATGAGGAATGGTTGACGCGCCACGCCAACATGAAGCGATGCCCGCGCAAGGCAGCTACGTCTGCAGAAGGTTTTGTGCGTTGGGCGGTTACAACGAATGGCATTCCGGTCCCGGCAGGCGTGACAATCCAGCGTGACGATCTTGTTTCATTCACCACGACGGCTAAAGCGACCTCGGCGGGCGGTGTTCTGCGCGTGCCGGTTGTCTGTGACACGTCAGGAAAAGAAGGTAACACGGACGATGGGCTGGCAATGCGGCTGGCGAGTCCTATTACCGGGCTTACCTCCGCTGGGGAAGCGGACAGCATTCAGGGCGGCGCTGACGTTGAAGATTTAGAAGTATGGCGCGCGCGCATTATTGAGCGCTGGTACTGGACCCCGCAGGGCGGCGCTGACGGTGATTATGAGGTCTGGGCTAAAGAGGTAACTGGCGTCACGCGCGCCTGGACGTACCGGCACTGGAGCGGTCGGGGAACGGTGGGGGTGATGGTGGCGAACAGCGACCTAATCAATCCGATTCCCGATGCAGCCACTGTTACCGCCGTCAAAGCATATATAGAACCTCTGGCCCCGGTGGCCGGTGCCGACATCTACGTGTTCGCGCCTACGCCACACACCGTGAATTTTCAGATACGACTCAACCCTGATACAGCGGCTGTACGATATGCCGTTGAGGCTGAGCTGCGTTCTATGATGCTGCGAGATGGGGGACCGGAAAGCGTGCTTAAGCCGTCACGCATCAGCGAGGCCATCAGCATTGCAACGGGCGAATACAGCCATACGCTTGTCAGTCCAGCAGCTGATATTCCCATCGGGAAAGGCGAGGTGGGCGTGGTGGGGACAATCTCATGGACTTAACAGCGCAGTACCGGCAAATGTTGGGTGCGCTGCTGCCGCGTGGCCCGGCATGGGACAGTGAAGACCTGCTGCTTACCGGCCTGGCACCCTCGCTTTCAGCAGTACACGGACGCGGCGATGCGTTGATGCTGGAAACAGACCCGCGCTCTGTAACCGAGCTCATGGATCGTTATGAATCAATCAGCGGATTGCCCGACTCCTGCGCAACGCCTGGTATCCAGACACTTCAGCAGCGCAGGCAGCGCCTGGATGCAAAGCTGAATCTTGCTGGTGGCATAAACGAAGCCTTCTATCTGGCTCAGCTTGAGGCGCTGGGTTATACCGGCGCCACCATCACCCGATACAAAAAAAGCCAGTTTACCTGTCTGTCAGTCTGCACCGACTCGCTTTACAGCGATGAGTGGCATTATTACTGGCGGGTGAATATGAACGCCACTACCCAGATCACCCGGATGACGGCAATCAGTAACTGCACCGACAGCATCAGAACATGGGGAGACACAACCGCTGAGTGCGTACTTAACAAGCTTGCCCCGTCACATACCTACGTCATTTTTAAATATCCGGAGTAATCATGCATCGTATCGACACGTCAACCGCGCAGAAGGATAAGTTCGGCTCGGGTAAAAATGGATTCACAGGTGGCAACCCCCAGACAGGAGAGTTACCTACAGCGCTTGACCAGGACTTTTTCGACTCGCTGCAGGAAGAAATTTGCGGCGTTATTGAGGGGGGAGGGATTGCGCTCGCCAAAGCAGATCACGGCCAGTTGCTTAAAGCCCTGAAAGCAATGTTCCCTGTCAGCTCTTTGTTCGGAAATAAGTTGACTGCCTCAGGCTATCAGAAGTTGCCCGGGGGGCTGGTACTGCAATGGATAAATAGCATTGCACCTGAAGGAGTTACGAGTAGTTCGGTAGCACTCCCTGTCGCGTTCAGCAATCAAACGCTGATTGCATATATTTGTGACGCAATTACGGCGGGATCACCAAATAACTTCAACCTTGCATGGAGTATTAATACAACAACTAAAAGTTCAATCTCATGGGTTTCAACAACCCCGGGAGTAGGATCATTTACGGTTTTAGCAATAGGATTTTAAATAATGACTAAATTTTATTCAGCATCAACAAATGGTTTTTATTCTGAAGAAATTAACGGCGATACTATTCCGAAAGATGCGGTTGAAATAACTGATGATGAGTGGGGAGCTTTACTTGATGGGCAATCTAAGGGCAAACTTATTTCCTCAGATAAAAATGGGGGGCCGGTTCTTAAAGAGTATCCAGCACCCACGTCATTACAGCTAGCTGAAATGGCTGTATTTGAAAAAACGAGGCTTCTCGCACTAGCTACAGTTGCAATCGATCCACTACAAGACGCCGCAGACCTTGAAATTGCAACAGACAAAGAAGCGGCAAGCCTCAAGGCGTGGAAGACTTACCGCGTGAGGGTTAATCGGATTGATACGTCAAAGTCACCAAATATAGAGTGGCCTAGGGCGCCTGAGTAACAGCTTTCCGCCTTACCTTGTCTCTGATCTTCCTTATGTTCTCATCAATCAGATAAATGCAAACCAACGACATTGAGATTGACACGATGTAACCAATGATGAATATCTCCCACCCGCGATTCTGCTCATTAAAACCCACCATATACCAAGCTACATACCCGCCAAAATACTGACATAGAAAAACCGGGTAAGACAGGTCACCCATTAATCTGGCTATCTTACCCGGCCTTCCTTCTGGATTTAAATCACATACCGATATAACTATCAACATAGATATTATGTTGTTTAAATAGTAATGAAATGGATGCCAACTTCCATTCTCGCTTATATTGAACAACTCCCAGTTCGCGAAAAAGAGAAACACTGAAGCAGAAAGTAACGCCCATTGGTACCGTTTAAATGCTCTCATGATCGCACTCATGGTCTTCACTTTTGAGTATATAAAATACCCAAGTGATCCTAAGCTAAAAGGCAATATGGCTGCTAAGAAAGGGAAGTAAGCCATTGTTGGCTCACCAGTACTGCGATAAACAAATATGTGATATGCAACCGATGCTGCAATGCTGAACAAGGTACAGGCAAAATTTCGCGCTATAAATAACCACAGAAGGAAGTAACAGACCAGCTCTACCGCGACAGACCAGCTAGATGTGATTACCCTGAACCTGTATGAGTCAGCAAAAAAAGGATACGAATCCGTAAATGCCCCAAATGTATTCGGCACTGCATAGTCTGACAAGAAAGCCCATGGGAATATTAGAGCATTACCCAGCCAATCTAATGGGAGGTGGTTACGTGACCATGAAGGATGGAAATTAATCGTATTGGGCATTAGGTAAATTATAAGCATGCCAACGACCAGGAAAAAAAAGTAAGTGGGATATAGACGAAGAAACCTGTTTATTGAAAAGCTAATAACGTTGAATTTATATGTTTTATTAAGTATCAGCGTGATAAGAAAACCACTAATGACATAGAAGAAGTTGACTGCGAATTGACCAAGAAAAGGCAATTTACCGGTAAGATGAAACGCCACCACGCAGCTCGCAAGTATAAATCTGATTATCCCTAACATGGCGCTAAGGCTCCGTAAAGAATTTGTAAGACGTAAAGATACCATTCAAACCAGATGGCATCCATGCAGACATGGATCATAAAAAAAGCCCCGGCGACGGGGCAGCTACGGACCGCACCAGTCTAAGCAGGCTGAGGTGTGGGTAATTTGAGGTTAGTCACTCACCATCTCAAGCGCCAACCAAAAAATCCCTTTCGCCTCAAACCTTTACAAATCTGTGTACCAGAGCACCTTGATCAAACCTATCGATTGATATTACTGTTTATCCATACAGTATTTGTCTGGGGAGGATTAATTATGCCGCGCGACTATGAAATCAAACATGCATTTATGAACGCTATGAGGCGAGAGCCGGGGCAAGGCGTTATTGTAACTACTCAGGAGTTTGTCCATCAGCTGGAGTTGCTTAACTGGCATTTCAGCCTGCGGGAGGCCAACCAGTGGATAAAGACAAACACGGTGACGTTCCGCGATGCATCAACGCAGGAGGGTGAGGCTAAGACCTACCGACAGTTCAACCCGAACGGAGGGATATGATATGGGCTACTGATTACATTGAGCAGCGCCTTAATCTGAACAACATTCTGATGCCGAACCCGGCCAACATGATTCGTGTTGATACACCAGAGGGATTCGTGCTTGTTGATCGCTCGTTAGCTGCTAAGCCTGGCGACACTGTCGCGTTCCAGTTTGATGACTACCCACAACTGGAAAAGCTATTCAGTTCAGACATCATTACTTCGGACGGTGAGATAATCGACGGAGAAGGGTTGCAAGAGATCATCGTTCAGGGAAAGGTGACAGCTGAGATAGTGGCTGTGCATGAGCCATTTCGTCCTACTATGTAATAAAAAAGCTGCAATAAGTATAAAAAAGCAGCCATGATGGCTGCTCTTATGAGTTCTTACTATTGCAAACCTTCCCTACAGATGCAAAACATAAACCGAAGCACAGTAATCATGCGGGCGTAACTGTAGTTGCTGTAGGGGATGGCGGAGCGGGCGGAAAGGTATCTTCATACATCGCCTGAGCTTTTTCAAAACCTTTTCTGGTCATAATCAGCACTGCTTCCGCGTCGGCCTTTGGATAATCATCATCAAGTTTATAGTCAGCCCACTTGCGCTGGATGTGCAGGTGTTTGAGCATTGTACCTAAAGAGATTAGCTTCATTTTTTCAAAAGGTTCGTTACCAGAAAGCCAAGACACTTCAATGAGATAGTCTCTTACTGCACGATGAGTAGCAGGATCTGGCCCTTTGGTCAGCTTCGAACATACATCATGATATAGACCATAGTAGGCTCGGCCTACTGCATTTCTATATCCAATTTCATCTTCATGAGTTATGCATTTTAAAGCGAATTCGTAGAAATCCTGTCCATTAACGGCCATTGCGTCGCTCCATGCCATCCATATCGCTGCGGAACCAAGATGTAAAGGGTAGTGACCGATACTGTTCGGTGGACAAAACACACAGCATCTCAAGGTTTAGCTCTGCTAATACCTCTGGATCGCCAGTTTCTGCACGTACAACAAAAGCGTTGTCTAAATCATCATTAACGAAGTAATGGATTCCGATGCAGTTGACGCCATGCTTGTTAGCAATGCCCTCAGCAGTGTCACAGAGTTCTTGAATCTGATCAGAAGAAAGAGATGTTGCCTTCTTAAATTCTTCAACCTGTTCAATCATATATGCCCCTTGATCCTTCAATTCTTGCTTTTCTTCTCCATCACATAACGCTGAAAGCTTGAGTGTATAAGAACGAATAAGTCTCACGTCACCAATACAATATGCAGCATTTCTAGCAATGCGACGAATAGTAGGTAAGCAGAACTGCTCCTCTAAACGGAAGACTTCCATCCTGTGGAAGTAGTTATGGGCGCTTGAACCGATATACGCAAGATAATTGAGTGCGATAGTCGAATCTTCAGACTTTAACGCATCCTTGAACCATTCAACCGCTGAGTCAAAATCACCTTTAGCAGCGAAAAGTAAAGCAGTCAGATATGACTTTTCCTTACCCTTTAGCGAAGCAATTTCTTTTTCTGCAGTATCAATAACATCCTGTTGGATCACGACTTTACGGTTAATAAATGACCATAAAGTGTCGTGAAGTTCTTTTGCCTTAGTCTGTGCCTGAGCAGCCATGCTAACCCTTGTAAAGGATTGAATGTAAGAGATATTTCTATCCAAGCTCGTTATGGAGCCTTCGAAAGTAGGCGTAGAGTGTACCATTTCGTTTCGTTCTGTCACTCCGAAAGTGAACTAATCACCCTCGTCATGAGGTCAAAATCAAGTGGTAAGAACTCATGTTTAGTAAGTATCGACTAGATTCGGAAAAAGTTTAGTTTTGAAATAAAAAATGAAGAGAAAGTTATTTTTTGTGTACAAATATTCGTACCAATAAAGAGTTTTTTTGTGTTTATTTTGTATTTATTTCATTAGATTATCAAGATTATAATCTTAGTCCATTTAACTAAGAGGACAGCGGCGCGCAGTATAGCGCAAACAGGCAGTGAGATTCACTACATCGCCGTCCGTTTGCTCATTCCGCCAGCAATCCCAGTTTTCTGCGCGCGCTAACGTTACGTGCAGAAAGCGGAAACAGCTGTACTGAAGTCCGGGATGTCATCCAGACTGAAGCGGCACCCCGACTCTAAAATCTTCACTCCCTCTTTGCAGCAGACACTTCCAGTAAACGTTTTTCAGACGCCCGCCTGGCAAATCGCCTTCAGCAAACAGACCTGAAAAGCAGACAGAGCGGTTCAATCTGCTCTGTCTGCCCTGGATTTACTCAGCCTTTTCCTGCTCTTCACGCTGGCGACGTTTCTCCTGCTTCTTCTTCTCAGCCTTCGCTTTAGCCACGGCCGCTTCACTCATGTCGTTGCGGATCTGCGCGTGGCTGATCAGGGCAAAAATCAGCGTGCCGCCGGTAATGTTGCCGAGCAGTGTCGGCAGGGCAAACGGCCAGAAGAATTCATGCCAGCTGATGCTGCCATTAAAGACCAGATAGAGCACTTCCACCGATCCCACCACGATATGCGCCAGATCACCCAGCGCAACCAGCCAGGTCATCATCACAATCACCAGCAGTTTGGCGCCCCCCGCCGAGGGGAACATCCAGACCATGGTGGCGATAATCCAGCCGGAGATCACCGCATTGGCAAACATCTCGCCGGGCGTATTTTCCATCACCTTCATACTGATGTTGGTAAACGCCTGACGGGTAGCCTCGTCAAATATCGGCATCTCATTAAACGCCAGCGCACCCAGTGCCGTCCCGATCAGGTTACCCAGCAAGACGATGCCCCATAAACGTAATAGCAGAGCGCCATTACTCCAGGTCGGTTTGTGCATCACCGGCAGGACTGCCGTGACGGTATTTTCGGTAAACAGCTGCTGACGCGCCATGATGACGATAACAAAACCAAAGGTATAACCCAGGTTTTCAAGCAGGAATGCCCCTGGTACGCCATCCAGATGCACCTGAAATATCCCCTTCGCCATCAGCGAGGCGCCCATGGATAAGCCCGCCGCAATGGCTGACCAGAGCAGCGCCATACCGTCGCGCTCCAGCTCTTTTTCCCCATCCTGGCGTATCTCTTCATGGATGGCGGCGGCGCGGGAGGGTAAAGCCTCCTCATCGACTTCGATGTCAGTGCCCTTATCCTTCTCTTCACTCTCGACGTCGTTAGGACCCTGTTCATTACCTGATGAAGGCTTCATATTTTCTCCTGGTGATAGTGCTGTCGCGTAATAAGCGTAGCCGTTTTTTATTTGCCGATAATGTAACGATCGATGCGAATAAGCGTAACAACGTTTTTCGGAACTGCATTTTTATTCAGACTGCGGGCGATACCGCACGAATAAACCCATGGCATCGAAACTGAGCGGTGGCTCACACTTCGGCCCACAGCAACATTGTGGTAATATCCCGGCCACTTTTAGCTGGTGCGATTCCCCCCTCGATGTTGGAAATCATTACGCTCACTTGTGCATACGACGAACGTGCGCTGTTCCGGCAGCTCTCATTTCGCGTCTCTGCAGGCGACATTGTGCAGATTGAAGG